CCAACCAAGTTGAAAGCAACGATCTCTGGTTCGGTAACTTCTCCGACCTGATCATCGCTTACTTCTCTGGCCTTGATCTCATGGTTGATCCTTACACTGGCAGCACTTCGGGCACCGTCCGAGTTGTTGCTCTGCAGGATGTAGACGTGGCCGCTCGCCATGGCGCTTCCTTCAGCCGCGGTAACAACAACCCCTGATCATGAAGATCAAGATCCGTAAGCAGGTAACTCTGGCGGGTCAAGTAGTCCGTATTGGGGAGGTCGTTGAGGCTTCCCCTACGGATGCACAAATCCTTATCGGACAGGCTGCGGCCATTGTCTACGAGGAACCCGCACCCGAACCTGAGGCGGCACCAGTTGAGTGCCCAATGCCCAAGGCTGAGGCAAAACCCAAAGCAACTTCCCGCAGGAGAACCAAACCATGACTGTCCAAAATTTGGGCACTAAAACCACCCTCTTGTCTCTTTCGGCAAGTGATGTGGTTACCGCAAGTGCCAACCGCACTGGTGTCGATCTTCAAGAATATGAAGGCGACATCATGGCTGTGCTTGACGCTGAAGCTGGTGGATCTGGCATCACCTATGCCGTGAAGATCCAAGACTCTGCAGACAACAGCACTTTTGCTGATGTTTCTGGTCTGGCCTTCACCACCACCACTGCTAACACCGCTCTGACCGAGACCCTTCGGATCAATAGCGACGAAGTTCGTCGTTACATCCGTGCTGTTGTCACCGTTGCTGGTGGTACTGGCGCAGGTGCTCTGAGCGTTGTTGCTCTCGGCTCTAAGAAGTACGGCTGATCATGCCAATCAACGACACTGACGGTTTTCTCAACACTGACGAGTTCGGTCTCGACTGTTCTGTTGGTGCGACGAATTTCGTCGGTGTCCTTGATTCGCCTGTTGAAGTGATCGCAGGCGGCGTTGCTTTAAGTAGGGAGTATGAGCTTATTGCTGAGACTTCTAAGGTAAGCAGCGTCGCTCGCGGCACCACTGTGGTGGTGAACTCTGAGAATTACACCTGCAGAGAGAACAGAGCCATTGATGATGGTGTTTTTTCTGTCCTGTTGCTGAGTAAGGACTAATGGCTGACACACGCCGAGAGCTGATCCTTGCTCGCATGAAGACCAATCTGAACTCTGCTACTGGCGCGACTGTGTATCGCAGCCGAGTAGAGCCTTTGGCTCGTGGTGAGGTTCCAGCAATCATCATTGAGCCAGTCAACGATCAACCTATTGACACCAACTTTTTCGACAAGCTTGACCACACGATGCGAGTCCGCATCACAACTTTGGTCAGGGCAGCTTTGCCAGACGATGTGTCTGACACTTACACACAGCAAGTGCATAAGTTGTTAATGGCAGATCAAACAGTGAATGGATATGCGCTTGATTTAACTCCTGATCGCACTGAGTTCAGCCTTTATGAGGCTGATGTGCCGTTAGGCGTGATCAGTCAAGATTTTTTGGTCCGCTACCGTACGAGTAGAACTGATTTAACTTCTCCTTGAGTATGGCTAATATGAACTCGCAGGTCCCTAATCCTGGTGCAGGCGGCAGCTATCTGTTTGATCCTGAAACAGGGGAAACTACACTGATTTCAGCACCCACCGCCCCCAAAGAAAATGGCACTGACTCGCAAAAAGTTCCTTCTGGCAAAGATCGAAGCGACGGAGGGGACGGATCCAAGTCCCGTAGGCGGAAGTAACGCGATTCAGATCAGCAGCCTTGAGCTGACTCCTATGGAGTCTGACAACGTTCAAGCTGCAGCCTTCCAAGGATTTCTGGGCAATAGCACTCGCGGCACGCTGACTGCCAACAAGCGGGTGAGCGTCAGCTTTGATGTTGAGCTTGGCGGTAGTGGTACTCGTGGTACTGCTCCTGCTTTTGGTCCTCTGCTCAAAGCGGTTGGGTGCAGTGAAACTGTTGTTGCAAACACCAGTGTTACTTATGCCCCTGTAAGCAGCAGCCTCAGCTCAGTGACGCTGTACTGCTTCTATGACGGCACCCGTCACGTCATCACTGGTGCTCGTGGCACTGTGAGCTTGAATTTTTCTGCTGGACAGCTCGCCACGATGAGCTTCCAGTTCACTGGCATTTACAACAACCCTGACAGCACTGCGCTCAGCGGTACCTTCACTGTTGCCAACCAAGCTGCAGCACTGGAAGTCAATGACACCAACATCACTACTGCAACGTTCTTCGGTGAGACCAGCCAGCGCATCGAGTCTCTCGATTTTGCTCTGAACAACAGCTTGATCTACAAAGAGACTGCTTCTTCTAAGCAAGCACTCATTGTTGATCGTGCTCCTGGTGGTACTGCTGTCATTGAGGCTCCTTCACGAGCAACTACCGACTACTTCGAGGATGCACGCGGCAACAGCACCGCAAGCAGCAGCGTTGTTCTTGGAGCAACTGCTGGAAACATCACAACGCTGACGATGGCGCAGACCGATGTGACTGGCATCAGCTACGGCGACACCAACGGTGTAATCAGCCTGACGATGCCTTACTTGGCACTTCCTACAACTGCAGGTAATAATTCCTTCAGTCTGGCTTTCACCTAATTCATGGGTTTTAAGTACACCAAGGTCACTTCTTACAAGTGGCCTGTCACGGTAGAACTACCCGACAACGGTCAGTACAAGAAAGAAACGTTTACGGCCATCTTCAAAAAGGTTGGCCGTAGATCGTTTGAGGATCTTGATGATGCAGCTACAGAAAGCCTGATCTTTGATGTCTTGCTTGGCTGGGAGGACATCACTGATGAAGACGGTGACCCAATCCCGTTTTCTGAAGACTTCAAAGCTGAGCTGCTCGACGACACCTACTTTTTGCGTGGTGTGATGGCTGGTTACCTAGACAGCCTGCAAGGCGCACCAGCAAAAAACTAGAGGCCGCAGCCCAATACTGGGCGCAAGGCGGCGTTATAGATGAGCGTGAGGCTGATCTGAAGGCACTTGGTATGTCTGAGGATCAGCTTGCTGCAGTGAAGCTGGAATCTGCCGACAAAGACTGCGAAGTTTGGGAAGAGAACTGGAGCACAGTTCAGATGTTCTTGCGTATTCAGACGCAATGGCGTGTGAGCATGGGAGGCCCTGTCGGACTCGACTATGCATCACTGAATTGGCTTTGTACACTGTATCCAGTGGAAGATCAGCAGCTTCTTTTTGAAGGCTTGCAGATCATGGAGTTCACCGCTCTCACCTGCTTTAGCAAGAAGAACTAATGGCCGCTGTCACTACCGAGCTGAAGGTTCTTGTCAAAGCCGTAGGCAAGGGTGAAGTCGACAAGCTGTCGAAATCGCTGAATGATCTTGGCTCAAAGGCTGCAGCGCCTGCCAATCGACAGTTTCGTGAGCTGTCACTTGAGCTAAAAAAGATTCAGCGTAATAGCACGCAGAGTATTGCGAATTTGCGTGGCTACAGAAATGCATGGCGTGATATTTCCGAGCAGGTAAAGATTGGCAGCCGTGAATTCAAGGTTGCGACTGAGAATGCAAAGCGCCTTGATGCACAACTGCAGAAAGCGCAAGGCAGAGGCGCTCAGCAAGGTTTCTTAGGTCGCGTTGGTGGAATTAAAGGTGCTGCAAAAGGTGTAGGTGCCATTGCAGCTGGTGGCGTCTTTGGCGGTGCTGAGGGCGCTCTTGGTGCTGGCATTGGTCTTGTTGCTGGCGGACCTGCTGGTGCTGCTGTAGGTGCAGCTATTGGCGCACAGATCGGTGGGGCAAGGCAGGCTCTTGGTGCGACTGCTGAGTATGCAGCTGGACTTGCCAAATTAAGGATTGCTCTAAAAGGAGTTACTCAGAGCCAAGGTGAATACAATCAAGCCCTTGGTTTCGTCCAAAAAACGACTGATGACTTTGCCATTCCGCAAGAAATCATCACGCGTCAATTTACCAAGCTGCAAGCTTCTGTATCTGGAGCTGGGGGCAACCTTAAAGACACAAAAACTGCCTTTGAAGGCATTGTCGCTGCTGTAAGGGCAACAGGCGGTTCGCTTACTGATGTAGATGCAGCACTGACTGCTACTGCTCAGGTCTTTAGTAAAGGCAAGGTATCTGCAGAAGAACTTCGTCAGCAAATTGGTGAGCGTCTGCCTGGTGCATTTACGCTGTTTGCCGACTCAATGGATAAGACTCCTGCAGAGCTTGACAAGGCTCTTGAGCAGGGCCAAGTCAGCCTGCAGGATTTCCAAAAGTTTGCAGAAGAACTATTTGACCGATACGGAGAAACAGCAAAAGAGATTGCAGACAGCCCTGACGCTGCTGGTGACCGCCTGAAGGTCGTGCTCGAAAGGCTGAAAGAAAACGTTGGTACTTTGCTCAAGCCAATTGGTGCTGCTTTCCAAGTTACTTTCACGAACATTATTGAATTTATTGATGCAGCAACCGCCCGCCTCAACTTGTTTTTAGAGCTTGGCGCTCAAGGCACAAGAAATAAGGTGCAAAGGCTTTCAGAAGACATTACTCGTCTTCTCAAAAAGCAAGAAGAACGCAAGCCATTGGTGGCTGCAGGATTAATTCGCCCAAGTGACATAAGAGAAACCGAACAACAATTAATTGCTAAAAGGCAGCAGTTGCAGGCAGCACAGGCGACATTGCGTGACTTGACTGGTTTTGGCGCTGCAGCAGATGTAAAGCAGTCAGCTTTGCCAGGGGTAGAAACTGTTGGCGGCGGCGGAATTACCAAGCCAGTTAAGGATATATCAAAAACGCTGCTTGGCTTTGGACAAGAGTTGAACGAGGCACGGAGAACTGGCAATGAATTTCTTATTGCCGAAAAGCAGTTACAGTTTGATATTCAAAAGATCACAGAAAGTAGCAGAGGCGAAAACCAGAAAATCCTTGATATTGATAGTGCTAAGGCTAAGTTCAACACAAAACTTTTGAACCTTTACAGGGCTCAGCCAGAGGCTCTTAGGCAAAACACAGAAGAGCTAACAAAAACACAGGAGCTTACAAAAAACATTGCACTTACTTTCCGCGACGGCATGGCGCAAGGCATCTCTGATGTCATCCTGAAAGCAAAGAGCCTGCGTGAAGTGTTAGGTGGTGTGTTGAACCAAGCAGCCAATCTGTTTATTCAGTTTGGTATTAAAACTGCATTCAGCGCCATCCCTGGCTTCGACAAAATCATTAACAGCGCAAACGGCAACGTCTTCTATCAGAACAAGGTCGTCCCATTCGCTCGTGGTGGCATCGTCAACAAGCCAACTCTGTTCCCGATGGCGAATGGTACTGGCCTCATGGGTGAGGCTGGGCCTGAGGCGATTATGCCGCTCCGCCGTGGCCCTTCAGGTCGGCTTGGTGTTGAGGCAGCAGGCGGTGGTGTCGGTAACGTAGTTGTGAACGTAGATGCTTCTGGTTCTGCTGTGCAGGGTGATTCTCAAAGCGCGAATCAACTCGGCCAGGCAATTGGCATTGCTGTACAGGCAGAGCTACTGAAGCAGAAGCGTCCTGGTGGTCTGCTGGCAGGTGTCTAATGGCTACTTTCAATGATGCGACTGTTGGCACAAGTACAGGTGGTACAACACCTGACTTTGGCGCTGTGCGTCGCTCTGCTCCGAGAATCCGCAAGGTGCAATTCGGTGACGGATTTGAAGCCCGATTGACCTACGGCTTGAACCAAAATCCTCGTGTCTGGCAGCTGAAGTGGACTGCGAAAGACAGCACTGATGCTGATGCCATTGAGGCATTTTTTGATGCACGAGCTGCTGATAATGCGTCATTCGATTGGACTCCTTTGGATGACACAACTGCTTACAAGTGGGTTGTAGAAAGCTGGCAGCGCACCCATCGCTATGCGAACGTCAATGAAATCAGCGCTACCTTTCGTCAAGTATTTGAACCGTAATGGCAGCAGTAGCAGCTTGGACAGCCAGCACCGCGTTCTCTGTTGGCGACATACGCAGAGCTACTACAAGCCAAGCTACTGGCTTGTGGTTTCGCTGTTCAACAGCTGGCACTTCTGCTAGTAGCGAGCCTAAGTGGCCGACAGACATCGGCAGCACAATCACAGATAACACTGTTGTTTGGACTGCGATTAGCAGCGTCTATGAAGACGTGTCAGTGCTCGCGCCGAGCGCAATTATTGAGCTATTCGAGTTGCATCTTGATAACACCTTGCATGGCAGTTCAGACATCTATCGATTCCATGCTGGTACTAATGCTGATGTGACAAGCAATATAGTTTTCGACAGCAATACATATGCACGCATACCAATTCAAGCAGAAGGTTTTGAAATGCGTTCTAGTGGCACATTGCCACAACCAACTCTGACAATTGCCAACACAGATGGCACGATGACAACCCTGCTGCAGCTCATCAACGCCACTACGCCAGGGAACGATTTAACAGGTGCAACTGTAAAACGAATTCGCACTTTGAAGCGTTATTTAGACAGCGAAACAACGGCAGACCCTAATGCAAGGTTTCCGACAGAGATTTGGCGCGTCAATCGCAAGGCTACAGAGACTCGCGATGTTGTTGTTTTTGAACTAGCTAGTGAATTTGATCTTGCTGGTCAAAAACTTCCTAAGAGGCAGATTGTCGCAAACACTTGCCAATGGATTTACAGAAGCAGTGAATGCAGCTACACGGGCAGCAACTACTTTGATGTCAATGGCAACAGTGTTCCGTCTTTGTCGCAAGATGTCTGTGGCAAGCGTATTGATTCTTGCAAGCTTCGATTTGGTGCAAACGGATTGTTGCCCTTTGGTTCTTTCCCTGGAGCTGGCTTAACTCGATGAAGTTAACTGAGTCTCTGAAGCAGCAGATTCTTGAGCATGCCACTCATGACTCACCTTTCGAATGCTGTGGCCTGATTGCTGTTGTAAAAGGTCGTCGTCGGTATTTCTGGTGTGAAAATATCGCTGCTACGCCTGAAGAACATTTTGTGCTTTCTGGCTGGGACGAAGTAGAAGATCAAGGTGAGATCGTTGCGATCGTCCATAGTCACCCAGTAACTAATCCCAGGCCGTCAGAAGCTGATCGCGTTGCCTGTGAAAAGTCAGGTCTTCCTTGGTTCATTGTCAATCCGAATACAAGGGAATGGGGCTACTGCGAGCCTGAAGGTTTTGAGTTGCCCTATGTGGGACGAGAGTTCGTTTTTGGGGTTGTGGATTGCTATACCTTGGTACGTGACTTTTACCAACGTGAGTACGGCGTCACACTGACTGACTATCACCGCCGTGATGGGTTTTGGTTGCGAGGCGAGAATATGTATGTAGACAACTTTGCTAAAGAGGGCTTTTCGCCCGTGTCTCTACAAGAATTGCAGCGTGGTGATCTGGTGCTGATGAACCTTCAATCGCCATTGCCGAATCATGCTGCGATCTACCTTGGCGATCAGCAAATTTTGCACCACGTTCAAGGCCGTTTAAGCTCTCGCGACTTGCTGGGGGGCTACTATTTGAAGGCCACAGACCGAGCGATACGTCATGAAAGTCGTTAAGGTCTACGGCGCTTTGAGGGAACGACTTGGGCAGTGTCGTTTTGAGTTAAACGTGGCGACACCAGCGCAAGCTCTAAAGGCGTTATGCGTCAATTTTCCTGGCTTGAGCAAGTGGCTTGCTGATAGTGAGCAAGACGGTGTGGCATATCGTGTGAAGGTTGGCAAAGAGCAAGCAACTGCTGATGATATGAGCTTGTTGACTCTGCCTTGGTCAGAGCGTGAGGTGTTCAGCATTACTCCTGTAATTGCTGGCGCAGGTGGTGGCGTTGGACGCTTTTTACTTGGTGGTTTATTGATCGGTGCGTCGTTCTTCTTCCCTGGCGCTGGTCTGTTCGGAACAACAAGTTTCTTGGGAGCTGCGGCAGGCACAGGCGTCGCAACAACTATTGGTACGTCATTGTCTGCTATTGGTGCTGGCTTAGTCCTTGGTGGCGTTGCACAGATAATTTCACCAACGCCAACTTCAGGGCTTGAGCAAAAAGAAGCAAATCGAATTCAAAACTTCAGTTTCAGCGGAATCACAAATACAAGCCAGCAGGGGCTTGCAGTTCCAATAGCCTATGGACGTGTAGTTGTTGGCTCAGCCGTGATCAGTAGCGGTCTTGATGTCGACCATTCTGCTTCATCAACATCATCTGCTTTCGTGATACCTGGCTTGGATCAAATATCAGGAAGTTTCCGCCGTAAAACTGACCAAACTGTATATGCCCTTGGCAAATTTGGTTTATTGCCATGATTGACAAAAAGCTGATTCAAGGTGCAGGCGGCGGCGGCGGTGGCGGCGGCGGCAAAGGTGGTTCTTCTTCTTCTAGTCGAACTCCTATTGAGCAGGATGACAGTCTCAAGTCAGAACAGTTTGTCAGCATGCTTGAGCTGTTATGTGAAGGCGAAATCGAAGGGTTAGACCAAGGAGCAAAAAGCGTTTTTTTAGATGACACCCCTGTCCAAAACGCCGATGGCGGCGTCAATTTCACCAACTTTGCGATTGCATTAAATGTTGGCACTCAAACCCAGGCACATATCCCAGACCCTGCAGGTGGCATTCAAAACGAAAACGCTGTCAATGTTGAGGTAACAAATGCAGCCCCAGTTACACGATCGATAACCAACACCGAAGTTGATCGTGTTCGCGTAACAATTACGATTCCATCACTTCAGCTGATTGAAGATGACGGTGACATTGTTGGTCACTCTGTCAGCATCAAAATTCAACTCCAATACGACGGTGGCGGATTCAACGATGTTCTGTCAGATACGATAAGCGGCAAAAGTAGCAGCCGTTATCAGCGGGATTATATGGTTGGCCTTAGCGGCAATTTTCCTGTTGATTTGCGTGTAATTCGTACAAGCGCAGACGAAAGCAGCACAAAACGTCAAAGCAAAACCTTTTTCAGTACCTATACAGAAATTCAAGACGAAAAACTTGCTTATCCGAACAGCGCTCTAATCGGTTTGCGGTTTAGTGCAAAACAGTTTCAAAATATCCCGCGGCGCAAGTATTTAATTCGTGGAACAAAAGTCAGGATTCCTAGCAACGGTACTGTTGACACTACAACTCATTTGGGGCGAGTTACTTATTCAGGACTTTTCGACGGCACGCTGAAGGCAGCAACTTGGACAAATGATCCTGCTTGGTGTTTATACGACTTGCTTACAGACACCCGTTATGGCTGTGGTGTTCCAGAAGCGACACTGGACGTGTTCGACTTTTATGAAATTAGTAGATACTGCAATGAGCTTGTTAGTGACGGCAAAGGTGGTCAAGAACCACGTTTTAGTCTCAACCTTTTATTGAACAGTAGAGATGAGGTCTATAACGTCATTCAGCAGCTGACTAGCATTTTCAGAGGCATCAGTTACTACGGTGCTGGTTCACTTGTGCTTCGGCAAGATAAGCCTACTGATTCGCAGTATTTGCTAGGCCCCAGCAATGTCGTTGATGGTGTGTTTACTTATAGCGGTACAGCAGAAAAAGCACGGCATACCTGCGCAACAGTGGCATGGCAAAGCTATGACACGCTTGGTGATGTTGAGTACGAGTATGTTGAAGATCACGAGGCCGTCGCTAAATATGGCATTGTTAATAAAGACGTAAAGGCAATAGGTTGTTATAGCCAAGGTCAAGCTCACAGGCTTGGCAAGTGGTTGCTTACTAGCGAAAGATTGTTGTCGGAAACAGTCAGTTTTGCTGTTTCTATTGATGCTGGCATTCCTGTTACCCCAGGCATTGTTATTGACATTGCTGACCCGTTGCGTGCTGGCACACGTCGCAGCGGCAGGATTAGTTCTGCGACAACGACTGTTGTGACGATTGATAGTGACACAAATTTATCTGTGAGCATGTCAAGCAACCCGACTTTGTCAGTGCTTTTGCCAACAGGCAATGTTGAAACAAGAGGAATCAGCAGTATTTCTGGCACTGCGATTACCGTTGACAGTGCTTTCAGCCAAGCTCCACAGGCCCAAGCTGTTTATCTAATTCAGACTACAGATATTCAATCTCAACAATATCGGGTTGTATCTGTTGCTGAAGGTACTGACGGCACTGTTGGTGTTACTGCTGTTGCATATAACGAGTCAATCTATGATTTTGTTGAGCGTGACATTGCGCTGACTACGCGGGACATCAGCAATCTTACGCTTACGCCAAATCCCCCAGAAAACATTACGGGGACAGAGTTTCTATATGAAGAGGGTGGAACAGTACACACTGGCTTTGATTTAAGCTGGCAGCACGACAGACTCAACTTGAACGAGTTCCGTATTCAATACAAAATTGATAACGATAATTTCACTCGTCTTGATACCTCAAACCCTTCGATTACTTTGCGTTCGCTTAGGGCTGGAACATTAACTATTCAGATTCGCGCTATCAGCGTGCTTGCCAAGCAAAGCTCAACGGCTTCTGCAACATTCCAGATCCTCGGCAAGACGGCTTTGCCAGGCAATGTTCAGAACTTGTCAATTGAGCCAATTTCTGCCAACACTGCACGTCTTAAGTGGGATCCAACGGTCGATCTTGATGTCAAGGTTGGCGGCAAGGTGCATGTTCGCCACAGCAGCTTGGTTGATGGCTCCGCCACGTTTTCAAACAGCGTTGACCTAATTAGCGCAATTCCAGGCACATCGACTGACGTTGCGGTGCCTTTGCTTGAAGGTGAGTACATCGTCAAGTTTGCTGATGACGGGGGCAGGTTTAGCCCTGATGACACCAGCGTGATTGTTGATTTGCCTGATGCGATTGGCAAGCTGCTTATCAAAGAGCATCGTGAAGATCAGCAGACGCCACTGCCGTTTCAAGGCACACACGTCGATACGTTCTACAGCTCCCAATACGATGCTCTGACTCTTGATGGCAGCACGTTGATCGACAGCATTGCTGATTTTGACGCCATCCCCATCATGGATTTCTTGGGGAACATCAAGTCGCTTGGCACTTATACATTCCTAGATACTGTCGACATGGGAATGGCTTTGGAGGCTGTTGAGTTTCAGCGCCGCTTTGTCACTCGAGCTTTCTTGCCTTCAGACACTATTGATGGTCGAATTGCACTGATTGACACTTGGAATGACGTAGACGGTGCAGCTGTCAACAATGTCAATGCAAGGTTGTATATCCGCTCAACTAACGATGATCCAAGTGGTTCGCCTACTTACGGAGCCTGGGCACCGTTTGACAGCGGAACGTTTAAGGGTCGCGGCTTCCAGTTCAAGACTGAGCTGACAAGCAGCAAAGTAGATGAAAACATACTGGTTGACGAGCTGGGTTACAAGATCGAGCTAACACCACGGGTTGACCAGTCAGTGCAACCTATTGCGAGTGGCACGTCTACTAAATCGGTGACGTTTACTAAACCGTTTTTTGTCGGGACAGCAGCTTTGCTAGGCGCAAACTCTCAGTTGCCAAGTGTTGGTGTCACAGTTCAGAACCTTGGCGCTAACGAGCGTTTCAATATCTCCAATGTCAGCAGTACAGGCTTTGACATTGATGTGTTGGATTCAGGCGGCAGCAATGTCGACAGAAACTTCACTTATGTAGCAAACGGCGTTGGACGAGGGCAGTAGACTTAGCCGATAACAAGCAGATTCATTGTGGCAACCCACGATTACAATCTTGCGAACGCCACGGGTGCGGCATTCAGAAGTGATCTGAATAACGCTTTGGCCGCTGTTGCCTCTAATAACAGCAACGCGACCGATCCAGCCACGACGTTTGCATATCAGTGGTATGTAGACACTGGCGACAATACGCTTCGCATCAGGAATTCCGCTAATAACGGATATGTGGACGTTTCCACTGTTGGTGGCATTGGAACTGCCAACCTTGGCCTTGCCCCTGCGGCCAGTCCGACATTCACTGGTGATGTCGTCATCAACAGCACGTCGGCAGTACAGATTCCAGTAGGCACAACGGCGCAAAGGCCAGCTAGTCCAAGTGCAGGAGACCTGCGATTCAACACCACTACCACTTCAGCTGAGATCTACAACGGCACAAGCTTCACTGCTGTCGGCGGAGGAGCAACTGGTGGTGGATCTGACGCCTGTTTCTATGAAAATGACCTGACCGTCACAACCTCCTATACCATCAGTGCAAACAGTGGTGCTCACGCTGTTGGCCCGCTGGTGATCAACAGTGGCGTCACCGTCACGGTGCCTGCAACCTCCAACCTCGTTATCAGCTGATCATGGCAATCACTATTGACGGCGATTCTGGTGTCAGCGGCGTAAACGGCAGCGCCACTACTCCTGCTTTGCAGGGCACCGACTCAAACACTGGCATTGTGTTTGGAACGGATACTGTTCAGGTTGCAACTGGCGGCAGCACTAGAGCAACGGTTGATAGCTCTGGGCGGTTGGGAATCGGCACCTCGTCGCCTGCGGCAAAGCTGCAAGTCAATGTCGGAACTAATCAAAATTTCACAGCTACTAGCACTGGCGGCTTGACGCAGATTCAGGCAATCAACGATGCTGGCAACGCTTTTGTGCCTCTTGATATTGCTGGTTCCTACATAGCGCTGTCGCCAAGTAGTACCGAGCGGGCTCGGGTAACAAGTGATGGTCTAACTTTCAACGGCGACACGGCTGCTGCAAATGCTCTTGACGATTATGAAGAGGGCGATTGGACGCCAACCATCCTAGGGACAAGCATTACATACACCACAAGGAATGGTCATTATGTGAAAATTGGTAAGGTTGTTTGGATTCAGTGCGAAGTAAACATATCAGGCGGAACTGTCCAAAGTAGTTTTTCTATTTTAACGGGACTGCCGTTTACCTCTAGGACAGTTGAATACCCCAAGATGACAATCGCAACTAATGGGGGCAACTGGAATGGGGGAGCAGTTCCTGTCGCACAAGTTCAACCTAACGCTACATCTCTTGCTGCTATTGGAATAACCAACAACTCTGGATTTAACAATATAAACGCTACTCACCTTTGGGATGCAACTGGTAACTGGGTAGCCATTGCTGGTATTTATGAAGTGCCTTAAATACAGCTAGCCCGCAATGGCTTAAAACTACGCCTAAACCTGTCTCGTTCGGAGAACGTTCCTAATGGCCATCACCAAGCGCACTGAACTCAAGGAAGAGATCCTGCCTGATCAGACCATCCAAATTCGTACCACCACGGTGATTGAAGAGGATGGTGTTGAGCTGGGACGCAAGCATCACCGCCACGTTGTTCACCCTGGTGACGACGTGACGGGTGAAGCGCAGGAAGTGCAAGATATCGCCGCAGCACTTTGGACTGATGAAGTTATTGCTGCTTATGCTGCCTCTATCGCTGAGTTTGACCCTGCCTGATTATGACACTTCGACTTAACGGCAGCAGCTCAGGCTTTACTGAGGTCAAGGCACCTGCAGCAGCAGGCAGCAACACGATCACACTGCCCACTAGCAACGGCAGTGCAGAGCAGTTCCTGAAGAATTCTGGGACGGCAGGCCAGTTGGAGTATTCCAGCATGGTCGAAACCAGCACGGGCGTTGGTATTGGTACTACAAGTCCTAACAACCTTTTAACACTTAATTCTAATACTGCAAATACAGCTATCACTATTCAATCAAGCGATAGCGGTGATGCTGCTATTGTTTTTGGAGACCAAAGTGACTTTAGCCGAGGCAGGATTAAATATGAAAACAGTACTGATGCACTTGCATTTGAAACTAATAATTTGCAAGAGCGGATGAGGATAACGTCTGGTGGATTTATTCAAGCGGGAACTACTGAAAATCATATTTTTGCTGCGTCAATAAATAACGCTAGTTCATCCTCACTTTTTGCCGAACAACGCAATGGATCTGGCAATGGTACTTGCGCAAAATTCAACCGCAGTGGAAGTGACGGCAACCTGATCGATTTTCAGCAAGCAGGCACTCAAGAAGGCACTATTACGGTTTCTGGCTCTACAGTTTCTTACAACGGCGCACACCTTTCTCGCTGGTCACAACTTGCAGGCGGCGCAGAACGCACTGAAATTTTGCGCGGTACTGTTCTTAGTAATCTTGATGAGATGTGCGAATGGGCTTATGAAGCCCAAGACGCAGTGCTTTACACCGAAAAGGATGAGCTGCCTGAAGGTGCAAGCGTTGGTGATGTAAAAAAACCCGCTGTTGCTGCTGGAACGGAAGACAACGAACAGCTGAACCGTATGAAGGTGAGCGATGTTGAAGGTGATGTCAACGTGGCTGGCGTTTTTCAAGATTGGGACGCCGACGATGTTTACCCCAACGACTTCTACTGCGCAATGACGGGTGACTTTGTTATCCGCATTGCACAGGGCACAACCGTTGCACGCGGTG